GCACTGAAGGCCCGTGACTACAAAGACGCCACTGATCTTGTGGCCTACCCCATCAACACTCAGCTTGGCTTGCGCGGCCCTGATACTTCTAACAGTAGCCGAGAGGGGCTTGGTATTGGCAACGAGGGGGATCCGGCGTACACGCTACAGGCGGCACACTCTCACGCTGTGGCAAGCAACCTAAGCGTCAGACGCCTGACACCAACCGAGTGCGAGCGGCTACAGGGATTCCCTGACGGCTTCACGCAGATCCCTTGGCGCAACAAACCAGCAGAGAACTGTCCAGACGGGCCACGCTACAAGGCTCTGGGAAATAGCATGGCAGTTCCCGTGATGCGCTGGATAGGTGAGCGCATCCAAGCGGTGGAGGCTATCTGATGGGCTTCGGAGGCAAGATCTCACGCAACATCGCAGACAAACATTTTAGCGACAGTATCCGAAAGGCTGCCGAGTGGAAATGTGCCCGCTGCGAGAAGGACTACAGCGAGAAGCCACAGGGGTTGCAATGCAGCCACTTCATTAGCCGGGGTCACTGGGCCGTCAGGTATGACCCAAAGAACGCAATGGCGCTATGCGCCTACTGCCATAACTACCTCGAGGGATTCCCCACGGCACATATAAATCTGTGGCGGGAGCACTTCGGGAGCATATACGGGAGGGACAGCACGGATGCGGAACTTAACGCGCTTCTTCAAAGGGAAGCCTGCAAAGGAAGAGAGCAGTACTGCAGAAACAACGTCAAAGCAATATCAGCCCACTACCGAGAAGAGTCAAAGCGACTCTCAGACGAAATCGAACGCAAAGCCAAAGGCAAGGAGGCCGACCTTGAAGTCTACAGCTACATCAGGAAAACGCATTCTTGTGATCCCTGACACACAGGTGAAACCGGGCGTCAACACGGACCACCTTGAGTGGGCCGGTCACTACGCGGTCAAGATGAAGCCCGACGTCATCGTCCACATTGGTGACCACTGGGACATGCCTAGTCTGTCGTCTTACGACAAGAAGGGTAGCCGGCAGATGGAGGGCAAGCGTTACGTCAAGGACATCGACGCGGGTAACGAGGCCGTGGACCGATTCATGGCTCCGATACACGCCGAGGTGGCCAGACTGAAGAAGGGCAAGCGAAAGCGATGGGAGCCACGGCTGGTCTACACCATGGGCAACCATGAGAACCGGATCAACCGCGCAGTCGACTCAGACGCACAGCTTGAGGACCTGATCAGTACCGACGACTTCAACCTCGTCGAGCACGGGTTCGAGGTGGTGCCGTTCTTGGAGCCCATCGTCATCGAGGGCGTGGTGTTCTGTCACTACATCTGCAGTGGCGTCATGGGCCGCTCGATCAGCAGCGCACGCATCGGACTGACCAAGCGGCACCAGTCGTTTGTGCAGGGCCACGTTCAGCAGCGTGACATTGCCGAGGGCGTCCGGGCCGATGGTAAGCGCATCACGGGAATCATGAGCGGTATTTTCTATTCTCACGACGAGGGCTACATCACCCCGCAGCACAACACGGGGTCAACGTGGTCAGGCGTGTGGATGTTGCACGACGTGCAGGACGGGGAGTTCGACTACATGCCGGTGAGCATCGACTACCTGCGTGATAAGTACGGTGACTTATGAGACGGGTGCCGCCTATAACAGCACCACAATACTGGAGGGTGGGTCTGGGCAAAAGGCTGGGTTGATAGGTGAGATGGCCTTTGCCCACGCCCTAGCGGAGCAGAGGATCACCTACCTGCATCTAGGCGGCGAAGCACAACACCACGACTTTCTCGTTGGCGACGTGAAGATAGACGTTAAGGCCAAGCAGAGAAACGTGCCACCAAGTTACGACTACGACGCACATGTTACGGCCAGCATCAAGGATGCCGACTGTCGCCTGTATGTTTTTGTGAGCGTGACAAATGAGCAACCGACCATCATGGGTTGGTGTGGCAAGGAGGAGTTTTGGGATAAGGCCAAGCTGGTCCTTGAGGGCGAGCTGGACGAGAGAGGGAAGCCTGAGAGGGCGAACGCTGGGAAGCTGAAGTACTCAGAGCTTAAAAGTATTGACGACCTGTGGTGTCCGTTAAGGAGGGAAAGCAATGGACTGGAGAGCTGACCAAAGAGCATCCGAGCTGTGGTCACTCATCGACGCGATCTGGCCGGTAGAGGAGATCGAGATAGCAAGGATCAGAGAGCTTTGTGACGACTACGGCATCAGCTGCGAGAAGTTCATAGAGCTATGGGGTCGGCTATGCGATGAGGCCCACATCATCATCAACCAAGCAGAGGAGCGCATTCATTGAGATACGACATCACGCTTTACTTTAACGACAAGCAGTCCGCGCTGGACTCAGGCTACTGCGACGCTGTCATGGTCGACGACGATGTGCCGGAGATGGGCTACATGTCAGTGGTCACCTTTATGTGTGACGGCTACGAGATCGAGAGCAACGACGAGTCGCTTGAGGTGGACTTGGAGATGATTGCATGAGCATCGACGACGCATTGCCCAGCGAGTGGGACGCCATCAAGGCGGACCGCTACTACGACAACCGGAACTTCGACATCAAGGACGCTACCTGCGTACTGCCAGCCGATCATCACGAGATGATGCGGGGCGAGAAGGGGAAGCCGGATCACAGCTTCGAGTGGGACGCGGTCAACAAGCCACAGCACTACCGGGTAGGCGAGGTCGAGGCCATCGACTACATCGCGCAGCAGCTCGGTACGGGCGTTAAGGATTACCTGCTAGGCAACGTGCATAAGTATCTGCACCGCCACAGGTTCAAGGGACAGGCACTGGAGGACCTCAAGAAAGCTGAGTGGTACCTGCAGCGCCTGCTAATGGAAGAGCAAGGAGGTTAGATGGATAAAGTTAATCGCTACATAGCGTTATCGCGCAAGGACGTCAGCAATGGCATCGAGCGCAAGGGTAATCTCGATTACCTATCGTGGGCATTCGCCTGGAACGCGCTGGTCGAGGAGTATCCCGACAGCACGTACTACTTTGGCGAGCCCGTCACGTTCCCGGACGGGAGCATCATGGTCAAGGCGGGAGTCACCGTGAGAGACATCACTCACGAGATGCAGCTGCCGGTCATGGACCACCGGAACAAAGCAATACAAAACCCTAACGCCAGGGACATCAGCGACGCTCAGATGCGCTGCTTTGTTAAGGCAATCGCCATGCACGGGGTTGGTATAGGTCTGTACCTCGGCGACCTGAAGCATGTGGTCGACAGGTCAACATACGAGAAGGCGGAGCAGTTGATAACCGCACAGGATTCGATGGGCTTTCACGAGTTCGTCCACAAGACCCTCTCCGAGAAGGAGCAGGTCGACACCTTCAACGACGCACCGCCGGGACGCAAGACCGCGTTCAAGACAGAGTGGCGCGGACTGCTGAAGGTTGCGGATAACTTCCTAGATGAAGTTGCCGCGTCTATTACCGATGCAACGTCGGCTAAGGACGTCTCGCTGTTAGAGGAGACGATAGAGGAACTGTCGACGTATGAGCGCACGGCAGTATGGGGCCGGTTGTCGGCTGAAGAGCAAGAGTTCGTCAAGCAAGCAAGGAGTGCTGCATGAAGCAATTCAAGAAGGTAGTAGCAAGCAACGGTAAGTACACCGACTCACAGGGTCAGGAGAAGAACCGTTACATCACAGTGGGCCGCGCGTTCCTTCGGGACGACAAGAGCGTCTGCATCAAGCTGGACTCGATGCCGGTTGGCCCGGAGTTCAGTGGCTGGTTAAACCTGTACGACCTCGACGAGGAGCGTCAGGCACCGGCAGCAGCAGCGCCAGCTGCAAAGGTGGATGAAGACCTGCCGTTCTAATCAACCGGGGCCTTCGGGCCCCATAACTTCTTGGAGGTGTTATGAGCAAAAAGAGAGTGTGGCGTAGGACTAACACCTACGGCATTTACGCGATCAGCATTGTGGTCGCCACCGTACTGGTTTACGCGCTGCTGGCGCTGTCAGCCCCTTGTGCTGTTAGTGAGGAGCTGACCATTGAGGTCGACGTTGACGCAGGAACCTGCGAGTTGATTTCTGAGGAGGTCGTGACGGTGACGCCGCCACCTGAGCCGCCGCCGCCGGTTGTGGATGACGGCACCGACTTGGGATTGTTCAGCGAGTCGGCAT